CTGGTATTGTTGAAATCACAACAACTATTCCACACGAATTAAATGGTGGAGATTTAATTAAATTAATTGGTTTAGGGTTTACTTGCCCATCATCTTCAGGAGTTACCTCATACTTCCCATTATCTGGTCTCTCAGGTTCATATGGTGTTAGTGGAATTGTTTCTGCAACCACTTTCAGTGCTTTTGTGGGATATAGCACTCTACCACACACTTATGTTGGAATGGGTACTATTTTCCCATGGTATAACTTGAATTATGGATCTGGATATAGAAATCCAGTTTCCATTGCCATAACAGATTCATCTCATACTGGTACAGCGGCAAATATTTCTGCAGTTGTTGGTGCTGGTGGAACACTCAGTTTTGTTGTTAACTCTGGTGGAACAGGTTATAGTACATCAACTGTTTCTGTCACCGTATCTGACCCATCATATGAAAATCTATCAGTGATAGGCGTATCTAGAGCTGGAATTGGATCTACGACAGAGACTGGAAGAAATCTTCTAATAAGTCTGAATGTTGGAGCTATTTCTACAACAGGTATAGGATCTACATTATTTGAAGTTTCTTCCTTTAAGATTTCTAGACCTGGATATGGATTTAAAGTTGGAGATGTATTCAAACCTGTTGGACTTGTTACGGCATTAGGTCTTAGTGCTCCACTAAAAGAGTTTGAACTTACAGTATTAGATATTTTCACCGACTCATTCTCTTCTTGGCAGTTTGGAGAGTTAGACTATATCGATTCAATTAAAAACTTACAGGATGGTCAAAGAAAGAGATTCCCACTATACTATAATGGACAACTTCTAAGTTTTGAAAAAGATCCATCGGATCCAAACTCTGTAAACATTGATTTAGATTCTGTTCTCCTAATCTTTATCAATGGAGTAATACAAGTTCCTGGAAGTGCATATCAATTTGAAGGTGGTACTTCTTTTGTATTCTCAGATCCACCAAGACCTGAAGATAATATTTCCATATTCTTCTATAGAGGAACTAGAAATGAAGACAGTGTTTCTATTAACGTTAATGAAACTGTTAAGATTGGTGATCTTGTACAAGTATTTAAAAATAATGATTATCCCTCTACATTAACTCAAGATATTAGAAGAATTGATAACATTCCTGGATCGGATACTATAGAAACAAATATCTACACTGGTATTGGAATTGATCAAAACATCTATAGACCTCTTTCGTGGACTAAGCAAAAGGTTGATAGAATTATCAATGGCGATTATGTTTATAAGTCAAGAGATTCTATCGAGTCTCAGATTTATCCAACTGCAAAGATCATAAAAGATATTAGTGCATCTGATACTGAAATATTTGTTGATGACGCTAGATTCTTCAACTATGAAGAAAATAACTACTCAATTTCTATTACAAGTGTAGAGGGACTTATTGTTCAAGGTACTGATCCTATTGCCGCAGCAATAACTGCAACAGTTTCTGCTGCAGGAACAATCTCAAATCTAACAGTCGTAAATCCTGGTTTTGGATATACTGGTTCAACGGCAACTGTCAAAATTGCTGCTCCAAAATCTATTGGTGTTGGAGTAGGAACTACCGCAACGGCAACCTTAACAGTTGTTGGTGGAGTGATAACTGGTGCTACAATCACTAACCCAGGTTTTGGATATAGTGTTGCTCCACAAGTTATTGCACCATACCCCAGAACTCAAGTTGAAAAGGTTTCAAACATCACAGTCGTACAAGGTTCATCTGGAATTGTAACTGGTATTACTACTACGACTGGAACTGGTGGAAATCCACTAGCACTTAAGTTCTTCTTAAACGCAAGTAACTTTACCGACTTATCTGTTGGATACCCAATTTACATTAAGGAAACTACCGTTGGTTCTGGAGTGACTTCAATTAACTCTGCAGATACCTCAGTGGTTGGTCTCGGTACAACTAACGTAGATAATGTTTACATTATTCACAGTCTTTCTGTTGGTGGAACAAATGCAGAGATAGTGACTAACATTAAATCTGATACTAATACCGTAGGAATTGCAACTACTGGAAGCGTTTCCGCACCAGTAGGTAAATTCTCTTGGGGTAGACTTTCATCAATAGCAAGAGGATCTACTCCAGTTGCCATTGGGGTGTCGGGTCTGACTGTCGATTCTGGTTTATCGACTTTCCCAACTATACAAAGAAGAGGATTTGGTTTAAGAGAAACTGGCGCTCTTAGAAAACAATCCAATGTGTAATATAAATATAGAAAAAAACTAATAATATGTCCGCAATTGTCACAGATCAGTTTAGAATTTTAAACGCGAATAATTTTATAGAATCTGTTGAAAATAGCTCTAACTCCTATTATGTTTTTGTAGGTCTTCCAAATCCAACTCAGAGTGGTTTTGGAAGATCATCTTCTTGGAATACTAACGTACCCAACCCAACTGATAATTTTAGCTATCAAAGTCATGCATATGACACGATGCTTTTTGCTAAGAAAGTAACGTCTGCAAATATCAAAAGAGTAGTTAGAAGAATTGACTGGGCAAAAGGAACTCGATATGAAATGTATCGTGATGATTATAGCGTAAACAACCCATCTCCAGTTACTCAGGCATCAAGACTTTATGATGCAAATTATTATGTCATGAACTCAGATTATAGAGTTTATATTTGCATTGATAATGGTTCATCTGGAATTAATACAGTAGGTAATGCATCTCAAGACGAACCAACATTTACAGATTTAGAACCTTCAAAGGCAGGAGAAAGTGGTGATGGATATATTTGGAAATATCTTTTTTCAGTAACTCCAAGCGATATTATTAAGTTTGATTCTACAGAGTATATCACTGTTCCTAGCAATTGGTCAACGACTACTGATGCTCAAATACAAGCAGTAAGGGAAAATGGTGACTCAACAATAAATGAAAACCAAATTAAAAAAGTTTATGTTGAAAAGCAAGGTGCAAATTATTCTAATGGTTTAGGTCAAGAAGTTAATATTCTTGGAGATGGTAGTGGTGCAAAAGTATTAGTTGATGTTGTAAACGGAAAAGTAACTAATACTACAGTCTCTTCTGGTGGTAAAGGTTACAGTTATGGAATAGTAGACTTAGGATCTATTAATGGAGGTTCTGGAGGATCTTTCGCAAAGTTAGTCCCTATTATTCCTCCATCAAGAGGTCATGGATACGATATTTACAAAGAACTTGGAACTGATAAGGTTCTTTTATATGCTAGATTTGATGATTCTACTAAAGATTTTCCAATTGATACCAAGTTTGCACAAGTAGGCATTGTAAAAAATCCAACATCTATTGGATCTACATCAGTATTTACTGCAAGTGAATTTTCTTCTCTTTATTCTCTAAAGTTTTCTTCAATAACAGGAACTCCAACGATAGGTGAAAAAATTACTCAGACTGTAACCAGTGGAAAAGCAATTGGTTATGTAGCATCGTATGACGCTGAAACTAAAGTTTTAAAATATATCAAAGATCGTTCACTATACTATAACCAAACAACACTCGATCAAACTGACTACATTGGCATTTCAACTTCAGCAAGAGTTTTAGATTTTGAATCGTCAGCAAACCCAATAACTGGAGGTTCTTCAGGATTTTCTGGTTCTGTTGACACTAGTTTTACAGGAATTAGCACAAATCCATCTGGAAACAAAGTTATTAACTTGGGTGTTAACTTCGCAAATGGTCTTGCAAGTCCAGAGATAAATAAAGGCTCAGGGGAAATTATTTACTTGGATAATAGACCCCTTATTTCTAGAAATACCCGTCAAAAAGAAGATATTAAAGTTATCCTGGAATTTTAAAAAATGCCACAGAAAACTAATTTCAACATTAACCCATATTTCGACGATTTTAGCGTCGATAAAAATTTCTATAGGGTTCTTTTTAAACCAGGATACCCTGTTCAGTCAAGAGAACTGACAACTTTACAGTCTATTCTACAGCATCAGGTAGAATCGTTCGGTAGTCATATTTTTAAAGAAGGATCCATGGTTATTCCAGGATCCGTAACTTATGATTCAAAATATTATTCAATAAAAATAAATTCTGAACATCTTGGAATTGATGTATCTCTATACCTAGACCAACTTGTAGGAAAAAGAATAGAAGGTCAAAATTCTGGAGTTGTTGCTACAGTTAAAAATTATAGCATTCCACCAGATAATAATGTAGAAGATGTTACTCTCTATATTAAGTATACTTCTGGAGGAACAGATTTTGAAACCATCACCTTTGAAGATGGTGAAACATTAATTCTCCTTGATACTTTAGTATATGGGAATACTGCTATTAACTCTGGAGATACAGTTGCATCTTTAATTGATGTAAATGCAACTGCTACTGGTTCCGCAGTTGGTTTATCTGCAGGTGTTTACTTCATTAGAGGAACTTTTGTAGATGTACAAGATTCTCTAGTCATACTGGAACCATATTCTAATTCACCAACATATAGAGTTGGTCTAAGCATTTTTGAAGAAATTGTCACTGCGAATGATGATCCTTCATTAAATGATAACGCAAGAGGTTTTTCAAACTATGCGGCTCCAGGTGCCGATAGATTTAAAATCAGCACTGTTTTATCCAAAAAAGATATAGACGATTTTGATGATAAAGACTTTGTTGAGTTAATTCGAATTGATAATGGAGAGGTTAAAAAATTACAAGATAAATCTGTTTATTCTGTCATCAAAGACTATTTTGCTAAAAGAACCTTTGAAGAATCTGGTGACTACGCATTAAAAAACTTTGATGTTAGTGCTTTAAATTCTTTAAACGATAGAATTTCGAATGAAGGAATATATTTACCAAATCAAAAAACAGATGATGGTAACACACCTTCTGATGATCTTTTATGCTATAAAGTTTCTCCAGGAACAGCATATGTAAGAGGATATGATATTGATCTACCATCATCTACAATTTTAGATATTGAAAAACCAAGAGATATTCAAACAGTTAACACTGCTTTAGTCCCATTTGAAATGGGAAATCTGTTAAGAATTAACAATGTTGTTGGAACTCCTTTTGTAGGTATCAATACAAGTGGAAATACAGTAAAACTTTTCAATCAAAGAAAAGGTGCAGTTGGATCAGGGACAACTCTTGTTGGTGAAGCTAGAGTCTATGCCTTTAACTTGACTGATTCAACTTATACAAATCAAACAACTCCATGGGACTTGTACTTATTTGAT